TACCAAGACACCAGTTAGGAGCATATAAACAAATGCCATATGAAGCAATTGATGAAAAAGAGTATAATAAACAAGTTAAAAAACTTGGTCATTTAAGTTTTGTAGGTGTTGAGGGTGAAGAAGCAGAAATAGATAAGTTTTGTAACAATGATGTTTGTGATGTACCAGTGAACTAATAAAAGTTGAGGTTATTTTGTATCAAAATATCTTCTATGATAGAAGAATAAACAAAATGCATATTTGGGATGATAAGTTTGGTCATCAAACTTTTCGTTATAAGAAATATGCTTATGTTAAAAATAGAGCTGGTACTTATGTTTCTCTTTATGGAGATAAACTAAAGAGAGTAAATAAGTGGGATAAAGATCAACCAGAATTATTTGAATCTGATGTAAATCCAGAGATTAGAGTATTAGTTGATAACTATACTGATTCAGATGATGTATCTGAAGGTCATAAAGTAATGATTTTTGATATTGAGGTTGAAGTTACAGATGGATTTCCAAATGTAAATAAAGCAGAGAATAAAATAACTTCAATAGCATTTAATGATCCATTAACAGGTGAGTATTTTTGTTATGTATTAGATAAATTTAATAAATTAAAGTTAAGTGATGATAGAATAAAAGTTGATGGTAAAGAAACAATAAAATCTTACTCAGAAGAGTATGATTTGTTAACTTCTTTTTTTATGAAGTACTTAGAAATAAAACCAACAATTTTAACAGGATGGAATGTAGAGTTTTTTGATATTCCATATCTTTATAATAGGGCACAACAAATAGTTGGTAAGAACGTTGCTGATTGTCTTTCACCTATTCAGAATGTTCAATGGAGTGATTTTCAAAATAGATATAAAATAGCAGGTGTTAGTATATTAGATTATTTGGCTTTATATAAAAGGTTTACATTTAGTGAAAGGTCTTCGTATAGGTTAGATGATATTGGTAACTATGAAGTGGGTGAAACTAAGAATATGAAGGAACATTAAATGATTTATATGAAAATGATTTGGAAAAGTTTATACAGTATAATTTGCAAGATGTAAAACTTGTTAAGAAACTTGATGATAAGTTAGATTTTATAGAAATAGCTAGAGGTTTGGCTCATTTAGGTCATGTTCCGTATGAAGATGTATTTATGAGTTCTCGTTATTTAGAAGGTTCTATTTTAGTTTATTTAAGAAAAAAAAATATTGTAGCTCCTAATAAACCTAAAAAAATAAAGAAGTTTTATGGTGAAAAGTTTGTTGGTGCATATGTTCAAGAACCAATAAAAGGTAAACATAATTGGGTTTTTGATCTAGATATTACTTCTATGTATCCATCTTGTATTATGTCGTTAAATATATCTCCAGAAACTAAAATTGGTAAAATACAAGGATGGAAACCAGAAGAGTTTTTAAAGAAGGATAATAAAAAAACGTATTCAATAGTTCAAAATGATAAAGAAATAGGTAAATTTACAGAAGTAGAACTTAAAAATTTTTTAAATAAAAGAGATGTTGGTGTTGCTACAAATGGTGTAATGTATAGAACTGATAAAGATGGATTACTTCCAGCACTATTAAGAAAGTGGTTTGATGAACGAGTTGAATATAGAAAATTATCTAAAAAGTTTCATGAAGAAGGAGATAAAAATAAATCAGATTATTTCGATAGGAGACAATATTTACAGAAAGTTCTTTTAAATAGTTTATATGGAGTATTGGGGTTACCAGTATTTAGGTTTTATGATTTAGATAATGCTGAGGCTGTTACATATACAGGACAATCATTGATTAAATTTACTAAAAGGGTAACTAATGATTTTTATAACAAAGAATTAAATGACAGTGAAAATTATTGTATTTATATTGATACTGATTCAGTTTTTTATTCAGCAATGCCGTTAGTTATTAAAAGATTTCCAAATATTAATATTTATGATGAAGAAAAAATGTCTAATACTATTTTAAATATTGCTAATGAAGTTCAAGAATATTTGAATATGTCTTATGATTATTTTGCAAATAGATTTTGTAATTTACATACTCATAGGTTTAATATTAAACAGGAGGTTATTGCTAAAAGTGGATTGTTTATAACTAAAAAACGTTATGGTTTAAAGATTATAAATGATAATGGTAAGAAAGTAAATAAGATGATGGTAAAGGGGCTGGATACTGTAAGGTCTAGTTTTCCAATCGCTATGAGAGAAATGTTAAGTAAATTATTAGAAGATATTTTAATGGATGTTCCTAAAGATAAATTGGATAAGTTTATTATTAATTTCAAAGATAGTATGAAACTTATGGATTTTAATAAAATTGCGATACCAACAAGTGTAAAAGGAATTAAAAAGTATAGAGATTTAAGTGGTGGTATGTTTAGTTC